CAGCAGAGTAAAGAGCATCAGAGCTAAGGCCCATGAAGTTCTCCTACTAACGAACCACAACAATCAAGCGCCCTTGTACTTAACCAGTACCAGAGGCAGTGACAAATGCATCAACCGCAGTCTTCCACCATCCCGGGAGGAATGGTAGAGAAGCGGAAGCAGCAAGTGTCACAATGATTGCGCTTTTATACCGACGGATGAACGAGATCATCAAATGACCCCGGTCACCACGGTATCACCGATGGAAGAGGAGATCTGAGTAAGAGCTCCAACCATCAGCGACAAAGCAGCACGTATATTAGCCGTGTCCGCAGTGTCGGAACCAGCTGGCACTTCAATCTCAAGCCGCGCTTGAAGCGTGGAAGGAGCTTGACCTGACAGAACGGTTACGCCTTTGCGAACAAGGATCGTATACTTGTTTCGTGGGACGTTACGAAGAACCCCAGTCACTGGATCAACAACTCCGAGGGCCTTCAAAACAGAAGGCCGACTGAGAGTGATAGTGAAAGGGCGCGACGGCGACGAACTAGAGTCGACACCAGTCTGAGTACCGCCAATGGCGGTAACTGCATACTGTTTGCCGGCAGAAGTCGGAGCCGTATCCGCTGACAGGGTATACGTCGGAGACGTAAGACCTGTTTGGGCCCCACCTGTAACGGGTGAGCTAAGTGTAAGAGACATTGGGTTACCTACGTTTAAAGAAAGGAACCAAGGACTTAACGTTACTCGAGATCAAGGCGCCGATGTTCTCCCAAGGCCGAGAGCTGACTGGCAGAGAAACTCTGACAGAAGGCAAAAGGTCTATGGATTGCAAACGGCGACGAGAAACTTTCGTAACAACAGTCCTAGCGTTAAAGGGTCTCCACGTCTCATGCTTCCAGATATAACCATTGGAGTCAGGTGTGTGGACCGGCGACGAAGAATATTGATTAATAAGCTTCGTATGTTCGGTTTGACAAATGAATACAAGGTCAGATGATGGAAACGTGAGAGCGTTGATCACATCACCAATATTGGTGAAGTAATCAACCACGAATGAATAAGGAAGAAGGTCCCAGGCCGTTACAGCAAAATCATTCAACGTAGAAAGTTGAAGAAGTTGAG